TAATTAGTGAAATCTCTCACGTTAAATCGACTCCAAGCACTATCGTAATTTCTACCCTCGCTAAAAGCCACAGTGCTCTGCCTGTTTACTTTGCGCAGAGGATGAATATCCGGGAAGTTATTAGAGCTGTATTCAGGGTAGCTGCTGCTATTGTCGCACAAGTAATCTACTAAGCGCTGAGTGTACCACTGAGCATTCTCACGTGCCTTCTCTACTAAGCTATCCATCTCACCTTTAGTTATGGCTGTAGTATTCTCAGATTGACGTGTAACTAAGTTACCATTGTCGTGCTTATACATTAGGAAAGGATAAAGCTCTACCATTGTCCACCAAGCCGTTGGCTTAACGATGTATTCATTTAATAGAGTTGCATACACTCCAGCTAATGTGCCTGCGCTTATCTCAGATTTAATCTTATTGGTAAGGTCAGTTCCAAGGTACAAAGTCATGTACTTATCTTGTGCCAAATACATTGCAGGGCGAATAAGATTAGTATCTACAGCCTCATTAAGCTGAGTATATTTCTTTAAGAATTCCTCGTTAATGAATAATATTTCGGGTGCTATTGCCATGTTATTAGTGTTTAATTTGTTCCTGGGTATCTGCCATGTAAAGAGGATTGATCATAAGTAGCAGTGTTGGCTTGGCCAAATCCTTTAGCTATATCTTTCAGAGGCATGCCTGCTCTGATTGCTTTAGCTACTGAGATAGGATTAGATGAGTCTAAGCCGTTATCGGCAATGAATCTTCCCTTCTCTCTTTTGCGAAAGTAAACTCTACGCTCGAAATAATGTTTGCAGTTGACTCCGCCATGAAATAACCATACGCTGAAGGTAGAGCCATTATGGCCCATGTTAGGATTCAGCGTATTAGTATCAGGCTCCATAGCTTGTAAATCTTCGTAACGATAAACATAACCTGCCTTAGCAGCGCTTACCATTTGACGGCAAAACTTGCGACTATTTTTACTTAGATTTTTTGAATAAGAATAACGAATCTTATAAAGGCCGCTATCCATTTCAGATGGCTTATCAGGATCTGCATAGCTTCTAACTGAGGCAAGATTAACAGGCTCAGCTTCTATAAGCTCCCACTCTTCCTCATCTACTATCTCGCCCTTATCTTCTAAGAATTCACACCACCAATTCTCATCATCTTCGGTAAAGATTGGAGGCTTCTCTTGTGGATCTAAATTAGTCTTTTTTTTTTCAGCGCTTAATTGAGTTGTTGCAGTTTGTGCAACAGTTGGCGTAGTAATTTCTTCGCTGAATATATCATTAGACTCAATGTATACATCAGCAATAATGCCCATACCTTTAAATACTTCCTCAATTGAATCTGTAACAATTTGCTGATATGGCTCAATGATATTCTTATTAAAGATTCTATACGCTTGTTTCATTTCGTCAGCGTTGCTGCCTAAGCCGCCTGCATCTCTAATACCGAAAAGTAGTGGTGAAGTTACTCTGTGCGCTGCTAAGATATTTTCTCTTGACTGCACGCTTAATTCTTGCCATTGCTTATCAGCATCTGACATAGGTACTAAGTCTAAACGAGGAGCTCTATCTGCTGACTCGTTGAATGTGAATACTACCTTACCTGCCTTCTTAGCGCCGACCATGGTCTCCCAATTTCTGCGGATAGCCATTTGCTCTTCGGGATCAGGAATACCATTGTTCATGTGAAGGAAATAGCTTGGTGCCATTCCATTACTCAAGAATGCCCTATAAAATTCGCTAATGTCGCGAGTGATTTCAATGTAATTGATAGCACTATAATAGTCAGGCTTAGGATAGTAAGCGCTGCCTGGAGTCATTATACCAACAAATAGCACCTGAGAAGGCTCTTCAGCTTTAGACGTAGGATTGTACATCGGGATGAACGCAGGAATGTTTTTCTTCTTGCGTGTGTCGTTCCAATCTTTAGAGTAATATACTCCCGGTATAACATCCTCATCATTAGCTACAGCAAGCCTTACGTTTTCGTATGGCAGATGGTTAATCTTAGCTATAGTGCTTCTATCTACGCTCCAAATAATCTCTAAGTAATAACCTCCATGCATCTTAGCGTCAAGCGTTATAGGCCTTCTAATTGCATTTAATTTCAATCTATCTATCTCACGCTGAGCAGCAAGATTAAAGCTCTTAAATTCCTTCCCTGCAATCATGAAAGCTATGCTCATAGTTAGCGCTGAATGCACAGGTGAGCTATAGTACAAATCGATTAAGTAATTTGGAAATAGATTAGCCTCCCCAAAAGTCACAAAGCCTTTAGGAGTCTCTTTCTCTACTGCTTCTTGTGGCATTGCTGCACCAAGATTCACCAGCATTGGAGCTGATATCTTATCCGTTGTAGGTGATGTCATTATCTATAGTTAAATTAGGCTCAGTATATCGCGGAGTAGTAATATCTTCTACGATTAAATATCCTTTCTCAATTACTCCCTCTACTGTAGCCGCTGTTGGATCTAAGTTAGTGCTGCTATTCTGCCCATACACTACGTAAGAAAAGCGTGCTGGGTAGTTAATTAGTAAGCTTGCAGCTGTTGGTGTGTTGGCATTCGTGCCAATCTGAATGGTAGTGTATCTATCATTCTGCGCTATCTGAGTAGGGATAGCATAAAGCTTTTGAAGTGTCTGCTCGTTAGTTAGCTCAAGCAGGTAATGCGTATAACTATTAGCAAGCAAAAGCTCCCCTTCCTTTAGTGTAAGGTAGAGGAGCTGTGCTGCTGTATTTTTGAGTAAATAAATCATGCTTTAAAGATAGCACAATTTTATTTACAATGTACCTTGTACTACAGTTACTGTAGCAAAATCTTCGAATGGAGTATCTCCAGCATCTTGGTCAAGTAAGTATGCTTTATCTTTCTCCTCGCCTGTGAAGGTGATATTATATCCTGACATATCTCCCTTGGCAGTTCCGCTTTGAGTAGTGAATGCAGTTACTTCTACACCATCCTTATAACCACACATCCAAATGTTATCGTTATTGTCCTGAACGAATAATACGTTACGGCCTTTAGCAATGTTTTGAAGTTGTAGTGAGCGCGCAGCAGTCATGCCATGAAACATAGCTACAACAGTCTGAGTGTAGTATACAGTGCCATTCTCGATGCTGATAGCAGCCTCTTCAGTGAATGATCCTGTGTGTTTTGGTAATTCGAATTCATAAACGCTACCTGTTGCTAAAGCAGTAACTAAGTTAGTTGCTCCATCAATAGTAGCTGTGTTAGCGAATGTAGCATAAGGTGCAAGATAGATAGCTTTAATGCCACCAATCGCCTCTTTACATCCGATAAGAAATCCAGCAGTAGTTAGACAGCTCATGTTCTTTTTTTTATTTAATTAGTTAAAATATTCTTTGCAAAGAATGGGCAGCTATTAGCTAACCCACTCTTTTAACAAAGGAGTATTAATTAGGGATTCATGAATCCTAAGATAGCTTGAGTAGGGATAGCTACTTGAGTACCTGCGCGGAACTTCATAACCATTCTCACGTTATCTGATCCATCAGTAACAGACATATCTACTACCTTCACTTCGTTGAAGTCAGATACTAAGTCAGTACCGAAGAACAAGTTCTCAGGCTTAGAGAATAAAGCTACGTTGTCAGGAATACCTGGGCATACATAAATCTCATATCCATCGAACATTAGAGGGTAGTTAGCAGCAGCGTTGAACTGTTGTAAGTAACCCAAAGCCGATAAAGCTTGGCGGTAAAGTTGAGCAGTCTTACGGTTAACGTAAAGCTTAACAGTAGTGTCACCAATCAATTCAGCAGGAAGTGCACTCATCAAAGTCTCAAGAGACGCGATAACGTTACCGCTTGTGAAAGCAGAAGCGAAATCTACATCAGGAGTACCACTCTTAGCAGTATCCAACACCTTCAAAATTCCGTTGAAAGAAGTGTAAGAAGAGCTTTCAAAGTTACCTTGCCACAAAGTGTATTCAATGTTCTCAGCTACTTTACCACTCAAGTGCGCGATTAAGAAATCAGCGAAGTTAGCAGGGATAGTATCGTTAGCAAATCCACGACCTGTTTGAGCAGCTTCCCAATCTTTTGCGAATTGGTCCTTACAAACTTCCACATTTACCTTAAGGTCAGTTACAGTCAATACACGCTCAGCCAAAGTCAAGGCAGAGTCAGCGTTGTCGAAGTCGCAACCCCATGCTTTAACGATGTCAGTAGAAGCAAGAGTCTTAAGTACCATTTTGTACTTTACGTTCTCTTTAACTGTGATGTAGTTGTTAGCAATAGTGTCTCCTGACAATACTGCAGCGCTGATATACGGCAGAGCTAACTCGCCAGCATATGAGCTTGAAGAAATGGTTAAATTAGATGCCATTTTTTTTGTTTGTTTTTATGTTTGTTTTTATTTGAGTTTATTAATCATAGCGTAGGCACGTTGTTGTGCTGTCATGCGAGACATATCTACGTGTTGTGTTGGTGCTGTTTGACGAGCTTGCTTAACAGTTACTGCTGCAGGTGCTTGTGAAAGCTCTACAATTTTCTTTTCAGCAGCGCTAAGCTTAGCCTCGAATTCAGCAATTACGTTTTTAAGTAAGCCTTCTACTTGCTCTTTAGAGTAAGTCTCAGCTACTTCTTGCTCTATGGTAACTTCTACCTCAGGCTTCTCTTCCTCTTTTGGTACTTCAATAGCGCTTGCAATTATGCCAGCTGCTACCACGATTACCATACCGTTATCAAGTGTATACTCTCCATCGGCTAAAGGTGTAGGATTGCCATCTGCATCCATTACAAAAATCTCTACTCCCTCAGCCCATACTTCAGCTGGTGAATAGATCATAGTACCATCAGCTAAAGCACCCTCTGCCATCATCTCTACCTTGGTAGATTCTTCAACGGCAGGAGTCTCTTCTACTGACAATTTCACCCCATGCTTACTAAGCTGTGGAGCGAACTTTTCTAAAATTTCAGAAATCATGTTCATAGTGTTTTATTTATTAGTGGAAAAAATTAAGAATTCATTTCAAGTGCTTGAGCCAATTCAGCCAATAGCTTCTCTAAGTCTTTCTCTTCTACGTTCTTCTCAGTTAGTGGAGTAAACCATCCCTCAATAGAAAAGCCTTTAACCTCGCCATTCTTTACAGCTGCCCAAGTAGCATCATCATCTACCTTTACCCCTATCATCCACGTGCCATCAGGAAGCTCAAAGCCGTAGTTATCTCCTTTATCTGCACCGAACTTAATCCATGACTCAACAACAGTTAAGTTGTTTACAGGCATCTCATGCTGAATGGTGTGGTTATGGTGCATGTTACGCTTTAGGAATTCCTGCGCTGTCTGCTCTATAGTTTCTTTAGAGTAAGTGATAAAGTATTTCTCTCCATTACCATCATAACGCACTATA